CTCGTGAGAACTTGTGAAGTCCGGTTATCCTCTCGCTCTAGTAACATCAGAACGATGGAGCCTTTCTAAACAATTCTCCCCACCCAGAGTTCTCTCTGGGATAAAAGGAACCTGGAGGTTTTATTGCCAGGGACCTAAGCTCGCCCAACTATGAACTAATAGTTGGGACTTGCAGTACCTCTGAAATCCTCTCATGGGTTCAACTCCACGGGAAGATTCTTTGGGCAAGCGGTGAATTGCCTTGAGTACAGACCTCACGGTCGCGTACCTTGGCGTTTCACTGGCGTTGTTAGCTAGTCCAACCGAGCGGCATGCAGTATCCGACAGCTTCGCAACGAGGAGACCTTTCGGTTCCGCGTTACGATACTTGAGGGATGCCACATAACTCGGTACGACGAAGCCTTCAAAGCCATGCCGGGCTCTTGATGGTGTGGCCTCATCGAAATTACTGATGAGTCCACCATCCCCATAGCCATCTGGAATGCGTACACGCCTATCCCCGTCTGACAACCTGGAAATCAGGTAAAGCCAGGCAGGGAGAAAACGTACATCGCAGGACAGAGAGCCATTGCGGATGTGAGCATATCTTCGGAGGGAGTTCGCCATGTGGTATATAACCATTCTGGCGTCGTCCCTCATACCCCTCCAATGGAAGGGTCGAACATTAACTCCATCAAAGTAGTCCATTCCGCAAGATTCGTAAAACCGACCTGCCAGGAAGGTTTTACGGGTGTTGACACTAAACCCGAGAAAGCTTAATGTCTCGATCAAGATGGGAGCATTCGCTGCAGGCAATATAATATCATCGCCGTAAGCGTTCACTCCTTTCGATCCATCGGATACTGCCAACGCCAACGAGTAGAAGATTAATGTCTCCAACTCGAAGGTATAGCCATTTCCCATGGAAGAAAACTTCTCCAATCGGTGTTCAACTCCCTTGACCTCAGCGTACTCAGTACGCGAAAGATCTAGGAAGGCTGCCCACTCAAACGGAAGAAGCAACCACACAAGTTCTCTGCTAACAGTATCACTAGCAGAAGACAAATCAATAGTCGCAAGTCCGGTTTGTTGAGCCGTACTGGCGAGATACTGATTCCTTGTTTGGTCATCAAGATCGACTCCAAAGCGCTTAAGTTGACGTCGGATCAAAGCACCGGCCCCCAACTGAACATAAATGTTCAGATGAGGTTCGATTGCAATAATCCTGTCAGTTTTGGCATCCTTGGGAACACATGTAACCTTACTTGCCGACCGAAGTGTTACATCGGTAACAGCAGCCCTCCACAGATGTGGGATTAAGCTGGGCCAGTAAGGATACAACCTAGGCGTCACATGCAACGAGCTTGTGAATTTTCTTGAAGGTGTTACGTCACGCCCTGAAACCGACGTTGTCGCACCTGGGCCGAAACGCATGTTCGCTTCCGCAAAATCAAGTTTGGGCCGTGTTAATGGCCCAAGGATTTGCCAGATGATGCCCCGAGCTCTTTCGAGAACGAGGGAAATCTCTGGTGGAACAGAAATTGCTCCATTAACAAATCCGCGGATACGTTCATTTGTTTCTTTGCAAACGCGCTCTGAGTCAAAGAACTTCTCATATGCGTTCTTCTCTCTATCGAAAGAAGTCGGCACACGATGGTTCTTCCTAAGTATTGATACAACAAGGTAGTCGTCCGCGAAGCTGCTGGCAGACGAATAGTGATTCGGATCAACCTGTTTCTCAACAAGTTGGTCCCACTCCTCGTATTGCACAAGCAACCAGCAAGATAGACTAACGGGTGAATCAATAGACTCACAGATCTTCAAGTAAGCCTTGCACTCAATGTCAAACATTGGGTATAATCTCCTCACGGATGATTAAAAGGAAATGGGATCACTCCCATCCAGTGTACTACTGGCGCTCGAAGTCAGCACCATCGAGACGGTAGATGGTAACTTACCGCCTCATCTGCTCAATAATCGACCCTCGAAAGGGTATGATATTTGAACAGACCTCGGGGAAAGCGGCGACGATCACCTGAAGGAACAGAGCCACAATGGTCGCATAATGCAACCATGTATCTCTGCGCCTCCGAGGTGTAGGCAGTTTCGGGTCTTTCGACCCTAGACCGCCGAAATCGTCCATACTGCTAACCCCAGATGGGACTGACATCGACGATAGTTCCCTTGATGGGATCCTCGTCGAGGCCGTTCCGGACAAAAGCAAGAAGGTTCTTGCGATCGTCCGGCGTCGAACGTTCCGGCAAGACGAACTGGCAGTCTGCGCGCAGGATGTAGTCCAGTACGAGAACGCCGTCCACGGTTTTCGAAACGGGCAGAGAGACCTGGAAGGTCACTCTGTTAGTCGGTCGGTTGGCGTTAGCCAATGAGGTCACGGACTTCATGCGAGGCATGAGGTTCGAGATCCCGATCGTCTTGTTCCGAAAAGTGGCGTTTCCGCCTGAAACAATCTCAGGCTCGAACGTGATTGACACAGGTGTGTCTGCTCCGTTATCTACGGAAAATACAGCAGCTTCACTCATCGAGTGTTCCTTGAAATGGAATGTAAAATTACATGAAGGAGCTACCTCTTTAACTGAGATAGCAAGGCCAGGATGTTAGTAATCCGAGTGAACCCGAGGCTAGGTTTCCACTGAGGCGTAGGTCTGGAACCGGGCAGTGAAGTAAAAACTGACCGACCATACGTACGTTCAAAGTAGTAGCCACCAAGGGTTGTCGTCGAAATATACTTGGATTTCCTGGTAACCGTTCCGTACACTTCTGAGACTCCCATCATAGCGTCTAGGCCGTTAAGCCAGTTGCCGACACCAACAAAGTAGTCGACAACAAACGAATACGGCAGGAGTTCCCAAGCAAGTGCCATCGGATTGGTGAATCCCAAACGCTGTGCTGCCATTGACTCGGCTAGCACAATTGCTTTCACTTTGATCACTACCCTGTCAGTATCTATGGCGTGAAGTTTGCGGCCATCTAAGCTTAACGTGCCGGATCTTTCTTTCCGGACCTCGTTTGAGCAGTTGACGGTTACATTCCTCATCCACGGACGGGACAAGTTAGACTCAAGCTCCTCTGCAGAACCAGCTATATCCTGCAAGAGAGGCCTGACGCCGAACTGGTATTCCAAATACCGGTTAGACGCTTCCGATCGAAGTTTAACTTTCTTGGCTCCCTTTCCCTTCACAGGGATAGGTATGCCCCTTGCCTTCAGTTGAAGCACTCGACGTGCCTCCTCTGTTAGCGGGACTTTGCCTCGACGTTTGAGATCGCGTATCAGCCGAATGAACTTGGTCGCATTTCCCACAAATAGGTCCTGGGTCTGCTTGTACTCAGCCATCGTTTGCGCGAGATTTACCTTCTGATCCTTAACTGCGAGGCGAAGCTTACCCTCCCAGTCAGGATCTTGGGCAGAAATCGTGCGTCCGGCAGCAAAGTAACCGGCAGAATTCAGACCTTTGTAGGCGTAAGTGTAACCACCAGATTCGATACGAGCATCGAAAGAGCCATACAATGACTCAATTTCCGAATGCCCGCCGAATCCCGTAAGGCTAGAACTAGCCTTCAGGTCCAACGGTTTGACACGCTTGACTGACTCAGCTTTAGATATCTCTAAGTAGCCAGAGACATACGAGCCTAGGGAGATGGTTGTTATATGCCCAAACGGGTCAGTAATCGTTAACTCTGGAAAAACCAGAGGGTGCGCGTACTGTACGTAGGACATCCATTACTCCTTTTAGCAAGTTGCCACCCATCTGCAGTCTGGGATGGGCGAGGTGCGCGAGTTTACCAACTAAGGATGGTGTGTTCGTTTACGACTTGTATAGCTCGGAAACGATACCCCAATACATACTGCCATTGGATCAGCTTCTTCAGCTTGCGCTGGGGAAGTTTCGTTTTACCCTTGGCAATAATTTCATCCTCCAACTGTTCGACGAAACGCTTTCTCGTCTCATAGTGGATACAGCTGCCATGCGAATGAAGCGACTCACGTCGCACCCATGCGTAGGCAACTAATTTAAGGTGAATCCAGAGGTGACAACCTGGATGCACATTGTAGTAACCACGGTCGGATAACTCTGACTCTGACACTGCTTTGTACATCTTCGGTCGTTTGACCATCTTGATTCTCCATAAAGGATGATTGTGTTGGGCGCCGACGAAAACGTCGGAACCATACTTTGAAGGTGGG